ATTCTGAAAATTTTTTCAAATCCCTTGCACAAAATCCGCATTTGCCGGTAGACTATACTATGACAAAATTCTGTAAGGAGGACACCACCATGTCTATCAGCCCTGAAAAGCTCAAGCAGTACATCTCCCTCAAGGAAGCAGCCCTCACCCTGCGCCCCGACTTCGCCGTAGACTGCAACGATCCCAAACCCGAAAGCGAAACCGCCACAGTCTCCGTCGTGCTCCACACGCCGTTTATCGGTCTGGACAGAACCAAGACTGCCATCGCTTCCCTGTTCACATTCTGCGACACGTTCATTGTCGCCGACAGCGATGTGATCCACAATATCGTCCGCTTCACCTTTGGCGTGGACGGTATGCAGAAGGAGGAATGACCCCATGCTCGTCACCAACGTGATAAAGCGCGAATACCCCTTTACCGTCCGCCGCAAGCGGGACGGCGAGATTATGACCATGCTCATCACCGCCGAAAGCGAGTCCGCCGCCCGCCTCCTGCTCCCCGACACCGTGGAGATTTTGGAGCCCCGCGAACCCCACAGGAAGGAGGAATGACCTGTGCCCCGCAGCTCTGCCGCCGAGCGCAAGCTTTGTGCCGCAACAGATTCCTACATCAAAAACTGCTCCGCCACCGGCGCTTCCCCCCGCACCGTCGAGGCGTACACCGCCACGCTGGAGAACTTCGTCAACTTCTTCATCGAGTCCAAAGAGAATTACGCCGACCCATCCTACGCCACCATCCTTTTGTGGCGCGACAACCTGATCGACAGCGGCTGCAGCACCTACACCGTCGCCCTCTACGTCAACCGGCTGCGTACCTTTTTTGACTACGCCAGCGACCCCGAATGCGGCGGCTGGTACGCCAACAATCCTGTCTCCCGCCGCCTGACGCCCGACACCCGCAAGACCGCCCGCCGTCCCTATGATGTGCTTCTCACCGACCAGCAGGTGATGAAGCTTTGGCGAAACGACAAGCCCGCCACCGCCAAGGCGAAAACATGGCCCCGGAATTACGCCATCGTCATCATGCTTCTGACCACCGAGCTCCGCAACGCCGAGCTTCTGGACCTCACCCCGGCGGATCTCCACTGGGAGGACGGCGAGCTCTCCGTCGAGAGTGGCAAGGGCAGCAAGTTCCGCCGCATCGAATTTCCCGACATCGCCCAGTCCGCCGTCCGTATCTATCTGGCCAGCGGCATCCGGCCGAAGGATCTTCCCGACACAGCGCCACTGTTCGGCAATACCGCGCCAAAGGGTTCCTTCGGTCCCCGCACCGGCGATGAGAGCCGCGAGTGGCAGCGCGGCTCCCGCCAATGGCTCTCCACCCTTGTGGAATCCCACGTCAGGGCAGTCACCGGCGTTCCCGACATCCGCAGCCACGACCTGCGCCATGTAGGCGCCCGCATCGACCTCAACGCCGGTATGAAGCAGGAGGAGCTTCAGTCCAAACTGGGTCACACCAATCCCAACGTCACCCAGCGCTATTCAGGCCGTCTGCTTTCCCGCACCGGCAAGCGCTCCGCCGCCCTCGTTCTCGAAGCCCGTGAGCGTCAGGCGGACATCAACGCCAACATTTTGGCCGGGAGGGTGCAAAATGTATAAAGATTTGTCGCCTGCCATTGACGCGCCCGCCCGTTTGTGCTACAGTAAATGTGATGCAGCCCTCCCTTTACACACAGGCTGCGTCTCCCACTTTTCAAGCCCTCCCGCCGCCGAGTGTTATCCCCCCCTTCACTCCCGGCGGGAGGCATCTTTCTGTTTCGCCCGTAAACGCCCTCTGCGGCGTTTCTTTTTTGCCCGTCAAACTACCCTCCTGTTAAAGTAGAAAGCCCCCTGTGACGCTCTGTGCGCCGCAGGGGGCTTATTTTTATTTCTCCGGCCGTTTTTGTCCTATCGCCTTATGCGCTCCGAGGTCACTTCACGATCTCCCACGTGCCGCTTTTCCCGTCCGCGCTCCGCGTCACCTTCACGGTGTACGTTTCGGTCACGGTCGGCTGTTCCGGTGTCTCCGGCTGTTCCGGCTCCTGCGGCTTCTCCGGCTCCACATATTCCAGCCCGCAGAACTCGCACAGCGCCTTGCAGTCCGCCACGGCGCAATCCTCCATGTGCTCGTGGAACCACGCCGCGTCCTCCGGGTTGTCGTGGTACACGTGCTCCTGGTACACGGCGTAGGCGTTCGTGTCGTCCAGCTCGTGCAGGTCGCTCCGCGTCGCCGTCCGGCAGCCGTGGGGGTAGATGGCCTTCCGGTACTTCACCATCAGCTCCGCCAGCTTCTTCCCGTTGGCGCTGCTGGGGTGGTACATGGACAAAAATCCCTTTACCGTGCCGTGCCCGGTGGGGCCGTTGGTGCTGCCGTTGGTGTGGGACACATAGTGCACCTTTGCGCCCCACTTGTTGCTCTCCTTGATGGCGCGGTACATATAGTCCGGGCCGTACTCGTCGCTCATGGGCGTCCGGCGGGGACCGCGCATGATGTCAAAGCCGCAGCGTTCCAGCATGGGCTGCAGAATGTCCAGAAACTCGTTGTTTTCGAGAGTTTCGTAACATTGCTGGCCATCGGGACGCTTATAGCAGCACTGGTTGGCCTTGTGGTACGCCGGGGACAGATAGATCTTCGGCTTCTCCGCCGGCGCGTCCTCGTCGCTCTCCTGATAATCCGGGTAGCCGAAGGTGTACGAGGACTTCACGCTGGCGTACTCCTTCTCGTACACGCCGCCGCCGTTGCTTACCACGCCGCTCTGCGGGCTGGTGTTGCCCTCGATGGTGCGGAACCCCTTGCCCACGATCTCCGTTACAATGCCCGTGTGATCGTCGCCGAAGAATACCTGTGCGCCTACCTTCGGCGTAGTGCCCAGCTGCCCCGCAGCCTTGAAGTACCGCTTCAGATAGTACACGCCCGCGCCCAAGCTGTCGTCCGGCAGGTTCTGCAGCCGCTTCGCCTCTGCTACGCCGAACGCCTGCACGTTCACCCACGCCACGAACGTGGTGCACCACGGGTATCCCTGCTTTTTCCCGTTGTAGAAATGAGGGATGGCGTCAATGTCCCGTGCGTACTTCGTGAAGTTCTTGTCCCCGGCGTTGGCGGTCTTGCTGTCGAGATAGTGTGTCTCCGGCGTGTCGTTGGAAGCCTTCTCAAGATAGCCCAGCTCCTCCCGGGCTATCTTGATGACCTTACTGGCGCCGTTCATGCTGCTTCCCCCAGGTCCTTCTCCTTCTTATAGCTGGCGCTGGAAATGCCCAGCACAGCACCGAGGAAAACGGTGATGCAGGAGATGGTGCTCACGATCTGCTCCGCATACGGCCAGCCCCAGATACCGGCCAAACCGGAGTACAGCGCCGCAATAGCGGGCAGCACGATGATAACGCACCACTTGATGATGTCATACATACGATTGCTCAGTTTCATAATTCTTCCTTTCCGGCTTTACGCCTCTCGCTTGATGGGCAGCTTCCTTACTTCCTCCATGACCCGTTTTGCGCTGCCGTTGCCGCCCATCTTTTCATACGGCTGGTACAGATAGTCATTTAGGTTTTCGTACTCGTCCTGCGTGATGTACCCTCGTGTCACGTACACCATGCCCAGATGGATAATGCGGTCATGCGCCAGACCCACCAGCATCTTCCGCTCTGCGTTGTTCTTGTCCGCCCGCTTCGATACCAGTGCCCACAAACCGCTGCTTGTCAGCACCGCTACCGCCAGCGGTACGGCGATCTGCTGTACCCACGGTTCCATTCGCCGCGTTCTCCTCTCAAATTATTTTTGCCCCTCGACACCCTTCGACCGTTTCTGACACGCCACCTGTGCTATCCTGCTTGCAGAAAGGAGGTGTTCCCATGCCCGAGTATTTCACCCTGTTCAACGCCGTCACCGACGCCATTGCCCAGCTTGAAAAGGCCGTCGCCGCACTCAAACAGGCACAGCTCGATGCCGAGGAAGCCTACATCCAGCGGGGGGAGTAATTCTCCCCGCCACTTATTCTGCGTACACGCTCTCGATCAGCGCACACAGGTCCGTGTACTCCTCGTCCGTGATGCGCCCCACGGCGTAAAACACGTCGCACTTCTGCTGTGCCTCCTCACGGGTCTTGTAGAACCGCTTGTTGATGAGCTTCGTCATAATGTTGTACATAGTCGTTCTCCTTTCAGTTTGTTGTTACGCTTCCTTGTGCAGCCGGATGCACACGATGCCGCTGCCGCCGGAACCGGGGTAAGACACGTAATCTCCCGAAACGACTTGCGCCGACCCGCTTCCGCCTCCGCCTCCGCCAGTATTAGCTGCGGCAGAAGTCTGTTGCTTTGCTCCGCCACCCTCGCCCCCGGAAGCTGCGGTTGAAGAGCCAGAACCCACACCGCCAGCTCCGCCACCGGCATAGAGTTTCCCGGTTGCTTCACCAAATTCGCGGGTAGTCGTGCCTTGACCGGTGCCGCCAATCCTTTTACCGATTGTAAGTGCGTTATTCCCGTCGCTGGCTCCGTCGCCGGGGTTGGCGTCTGTAGAAACAGAGCTTTTGGTACCACCTACGCCTCCGCCAGAGCCACCGTTGCCGCCGTCCCACGTAGAAGATGCAGATTTTCCTCCTTCTACCGTATAGCCAAAAGCAACTGTATTACCTCCAGCAGGGCCCACTTTTCCATAGGCGTTTTTCCCGGATAACGCAATTCCGCCCGCGCCGATTACAACGGAATACTCGACGTTTTCTTGAAGTAGCGCTTTTTTGATGGTCTTTGTAAACCCACCTGCGCCACCACCACCGCCGTTCCACGACGAATTAAATCCGCCGCTGCTTCCATTCCCAGCGCCCCCGCCCCCTACAAGAAAGGCGTCGATGTACGTGTCCTTCGTCACCGTAAGCACGCCACTTGTAAGCAGCTCCACAACCCCGTCATCCAGACGTTCGTTGTACGTTCCGGTGTACTCAAACTCTAACCGTTTAGCAACACCCCCCCCCGCAATTAACGCTTTACCGATAATCATGCTCATCCGATAACCTCCATATCCGCCTGATAGATGGTTTCCACAGCCTCGCCCAGCTGCTGCGTCAGGCTGTCTATCTCGTTGTTGGCTTCCTCCAGTGCCGTCAGCACCTCTTTGCCGTCACGGTAAAACTTGCCCTCCGTGTACGTGTCGCCCATGCCCACTGGCCTGTCACCGGTGTACACAGCGGAGGGGAAGAACTGCTCGTTCCGCTTGTCCATTTCGATGATGTTTGTAACAACACCGTTTTCAACCAATGCGTATCTCACTTAATCACGCTCCTTAATCCGAAATCTTGGTGGCGTTTGCGGTGAACCATGCGTAGAACTCCGGGGAAACTACCTGATAGCGGTTCCAGAATTTTATGGTTTTTGCTGTTGCTTGTAGCCATGTGTTGTTGGTAAACCTATACACTTGTACATAATTTGCCGACAAGTCGCCGGGGTTATGCCCAAAGCACAGATCTTTATTGGAAGAAAGTTCTTGCACACCCATCACGCCATAAAGACTGGAGCCAGCATAGGCAACTGTCCCGTCATAATCGAAGTTCTCTGTAAACAAAGCGCTTGGCATGGTAAGTGTGTCATTAAACTTCCACGTTCCACTCAGCACGTTCTCAGTAGGGTCGTCTTGGTGCAGACGGATACACACGATACCTGAGCCCCCCGCAGTTCCTTTCCCGCCACCTCCTCCGCCGCCGGTATTGGCCGTAGCGTCAGTTGTAGAATTACCTTTTGCGCCGCCCCCTTCACCGCCAGCTCCCGAAGTTCCAATGTCTCCGTATTTTCCCGCGCCGCCGCCACCGCCGCCGGCATACAGCTTGCCGGTTGCTTCGCCAAATTCTCGCGTGGTAGCGCCTTGTCCTTTTCCGGGGCTTCCGGTTGTCGGAGATCCGACATTCCCACCATCCGATCCGTTTGACCCGCCATCTCCGGCGTTCACCTGCCCGGTTGCGGCGACGCCTCCTTTTCCGCCTCCAGAACCCCCGGCGGCAACAGTTCCACCTGAAACCGTATAGCCAAAAGCCGAAGTCTCCCCTCCGGAGTTGCCACCACCGGTTCCGCCCGCGCCAATAACAACTTGGTATGCCACCCCTTTTCGCAACAAAGCGTTTACAATAGTTCTTGTGCATCCACCGCTACCTCCGGCTCCGCCGCTGTTGGATAATCCAACAGTCACACCACCGGCACCACCGCCAACCATGAATACATCCACATACGTATCCTTTTTCATCGTAAGGATACCGGTTTCCAAAAACTCCACTACACCGTCTGCGGTACGCTCATTGAATGTACCGCCCGTGTAGGTGAAATCCAGCCGATTGGCAATTCCGCTCCCCCCTGCTGTCACCGCTCTGCCTGTAATTGCCATATAAACCTCCGTTCCCGACCTCCGAAACGGAGGCCGTGTTTATTCTTTGTGTAGCCTTATGCACACGATGCCAGAGCCGCCAGCCCCTGAATAAGAAAAGCGTCCTGAATAAATTTCTGAACCTCCAGCGCCTCCACCACCCCCGCCGAGGTTATCAGTTCCATTAGAGCCTGAACCAGACCTGGGTGCACCGTTTCCTCCTCCCCCCTCTCCCCCTAAACCAACACTCCCGTAATAACTACCCGAATAACCATCCCCGCCTCCGCCAGCGCCAGAATACAGTTTGCCAGTGGCTTCGCCAAATTCTCGCGTTGTGGTGCCCTGACCAGTACCGCCTTTATCTGAGGAGGAACCTGAGGAGGAACTACCCCCATCAGCACCGTCCGAACCGCCGTTTGCCGCTTTTGCTACCCTCGCGCCAGCACCTCCTCCTGAACCTCCCGAAGTCACCGTTCCGCCAGCAGCAGTAGAGCCGAAAGCGACAGTATCTCCTCCGGGATTTGCGCTGAGACCGCCATTGTCGGGTGTGTAAGTTGCAGCGCCACCAGCACCGATAACGATAGGATACTCTGTGTTTACTCTTGGTATGATGTTCAATAGAGCTTTGGTAGTTCCCCCACTTCCGCCAATTCCACCAGCAATGGCACCAGAAGTGGCCCTCGACCCTGACCGTCCAGAAGAACCCCCTCCAACTAAAAAGGCATCAATGGCCGCTTCCTTCTTGACCGTCAGCACACCACTTGTCAGCAGCTCCACCACGCCGTCATCCAGCCGTTCGTTGTACGTTCCGGTGTACTCAAACTCTAACCGTTTAGCAGTACCCCCCCCCGCTATTTGCGATTTACCGATAATGACCATCGTTAAACTACCTCCTTTACTTCGTACACCGTCACCTGAATACTCAGGTCAGCGGCGGGCTTCTCGCCCACAGCGTAGGCGGTGAATGTTCCGTTGTTGTTGGCGATATAGATAGCGTTGGTGCCGTCGTCCAGCATCTGCTGTATCGCCGTTGCGTCTGCCTGAATGTCCGCCTGACTGGTGGCCGTGCCGCCTGTGATGGTCACGCCCTGGGTGTAGGGGCTTGCGCTCCCTGTCCAGCTTGCCGCCGCCAGCGTCAGCGTCAGTTTGTCCGTTATGTCCTGCTTGTCCGGGAACTCTGTGCTCAGCTCCTCCACCTCGTTGCACAGCGCGTTCAGGTTCTCCGCGTTCAGTGCAGGCGGCGCACCGTTGTTCCATCCGGGGTTCTTGTAACCTGCCATATCGTCCCTCGCTCCTTTCGTCCGTCAATTTTTTGCTACGGTCCACAGGGCGTCGCTCTGCCGTATCAGTATCTGTGCGCCCTCCGCGCTCCCGGTCTCAGCCCACGGCACCGCGCAGATCAGCGCCTGCTGCCGCGTGTTGTCCTGCGTCTCGCAGGTGATCTCCGCGTTGACGAATACCCGCATCAGTTCGCCCTTTCGGTTTTTCAGAAACAAGGTGTTCTGCGTCAGCGCCAGAGCAAACAGCGCGTCCCGCTTCGCCAGCGTGTCGCTGTACTCCGCATTGGCGCCCACCTCGCCGATATAGCCGCTCAGCTCGCCGCTTTGGTACAGCTGCGGCACCATCTGCACCGTGGGGTATCGGGTGAAGTTTTCCAGCAGCGTCGGTCGGTTGTTGTTGCTCACCGTCCCGCTCTCCACATTCAGGCTGAACCGGAATATCTCCTCCACCCGGTATACGTTGTCGCCGTCCTCCGCGCAGGAGAGTATCGTCCAGTCCCACAAGCACACCGTCACCGGCTGGCTGGGCAGCGCCGTGGTCGCAAAGGAGCTCTCCCCCACGCCGAATACGTAGTAGGTGTACGTTCCCTGCGAGGCCGCCGCGCAATCGATCACGCTGCGCTCCGCGTACCCTACGTCCGCCACGTGCACCAGCGCCGCTGCGCCCTCCTCCCTGCGGTATACGGCCCAGCCCGTCAGCGGTTCCTCCGCCACGATGTTGCCGCCCCGCAGGTCTGTGGCGAAGTCCGCCAGCAGCAGCGTCCTGTCGCCGAACTCCGGTGTGTACCCCGCTGCGCTCATCAGTGCCGTCACCACCGTGTCCGTCAACTCGCCCTTCTCTATCCACAGGTAGTCACACACCTGTGTGCCAACCAGCTTCACGTTCACCACGGTCATATCCGCCATCACCGCGTCCGCCATGTATTTCAGCACAGAGAATTGGCTGGCCCGGGGGAATAACCGCACTGACGGTTCCAGACTCTCCGCCGGGAATAGCCCCCGCTCATACCACCGCCGCACGTACAGTTTTCCGCCCGTCAGCGCCACCGTCAGCTCGTCCTCCGGGGCAAAGGCAGCGTTCACCCGGCCTATCTCCGCGCCGCCCTGCATAGCCCGCACCGCCGTTGTGCTCACCGTCACCGTCAGCGCCTTTCCGTCAGCGCCGGTCAGGTTGAATAGCGTCGCCGGCAGCGTCTTGACTGTCCCCTTCCATACGATGCTTATGGGCGTCGTCAGCGCCATCGCTTCGCCCGTCACCGTGTCCCATGTCACCGTGGATCCGGTGCTCAGGTTCAGCTCCCCGTTTCGGATGGTGTATTCGCCCTCCGCCGTTCCTGGTATGTCGTAGGCGCCCGGCCACGACACCAGCACACCGCTTTGCTTTCGCTTTACGCACGTCGCCACCGCGCCGGTATAATTGCTGGCGCTGTATTGCACCGCGAACTGTACCCAGCCCGTGTCTGCCACCACGCCGTTGCTTGTCTCCACCCGGCACCGCACGGCGTATTCCTGCCCGGTGAATAAGCCGTCGTAGTAAAACGCCAGCTGTGCCGTCGCCACGTTGCCCGTGTCGTACAGCACGTCCTCCGTGTCCATTGCCGGTGCAAGCTGCCACCGCGCCCAAATAATGGGGTCGCCCTGCGCCTGCGAATAGCTGGCCGTCCACGTCATCTCCTTTGCCGCCACCGGCTTCGTAAAGTCGTTGATGGTCAGCACCGGTGCGCTCCGGCACACGAATACCGATGCGCTCTGCTGCGTCACGCTGTCCGCGTCTGTCCACCACTGGGTGATGAGCAGCTTGTAGCTGTTCCCGTTGGTGATTCCCGCCGCAGCCAGCGCCGCCGCCGTGATCGTGTAGCTGAAAAACACCACATCGCCCTTGGCGTTTCGCCCGTAAAAGGGGCAGTTGTCCGTCCGTTTTCCCGAGTCGTACAGCTGTGCGCTCTCCGCCGTGTTGGCCAGAATTTTTATCTCAAACGCCGTCATGGCGTTCTGTCCGTCCACCTGCCAGGTCACGGTCATGTTTTGGCTTGCATCCACCGTCCCGTTGCCCAGCGCTCCCAGCGTGGAGGGCGTGATATTTGTCGGCATGAAAAGTGCCATATCGTCCTTCCCTCCTTCCGTTTATGTCTTTGTCTCCGTTTTCAGCGGCCACACCGTCACCGTCGCCACTGGGAAGTCCGCCACGCTGGTGGCGGATATGGTCATCTGCCCCTCTCCTGTCAGCGGGCGGGAAAAGCCTGTCACCAGGTGCCGTTCCGTGGGGCTTCCCTGCTTGTCCCGGCGCACCAGCGTCACAAGCTCGTTCTCCTTAATGTGGAAGATCTGCCCGCAGCTGATGTCCACGCTCTTCTGCAGCACCGTGGAGCGTTTCAGCTCCCACTCCGCCCTGTCCCGGCACATGGTCTCCGTTGCGTAGCCGTCCTCCTCTGTCCACACCGTCTTGCGGCCTATCAGCTGCACGTTGGTATCGCTCATGGGGTCGTTGTTGGTGGCTCTCGCCCCTGGCTGGCTGTTGTCGTCCAGCGCCGCCCCCAGCACGATGTAGTCGTTGTACACCTCGGTGTTTTGCGCCGTGTACGTCATGCCCAGCAGCGTCGCCTCCCCCATCGAAAAGGCGTAGCTGATGGGCTTTTCACTGTCCAGCAGGTCGTCCTGGCTGGGGTCTATCCGCAGCCGCCCCGTGGCGTCGTAGCCGATCCATGCGTTCAGCATCTCCGCAAAGCCCAGTATCACCTCAGCGTATGTGCCGCTTCCCGGATCCACCTCCAGCGTGTACGGCGCGTCCACCAGGTTTACTTCCGTGCCGTCCGTCAGCTTCTGCTTCTTGCCGTTGTAATACTCCGTGTACACCGGGGGGATTGGGTCTACCTTCCGCCCGTTTCCCTTGTCGTCCTGCAGCAGGGCGTTGATCTGCTGAAAGATGTTCACGTTCAGTTTTCCCTTATAGGTGCCCTCCAGTTTTCCCCACAGCGTCCCGTCCAGATTGGCCCACTTGTCCACCAGCTCGTACTGCATCAGCCGCCGTCCCGGCTCCACCGTTTCCTGCGGACTCTGTATCAGGAAAACGCCTTGCTGTATGTAGTAGTCCTCGCCGTTTGGCAGCACCAGCCCCTCGTCCAGCGCGATCTCCTGCCCGAACCACAGGTGGTTCACGTTGTAGTCGAACGCGCCGTCCACGTTCCCCAGCGTCACGCTGGCCGTTCGCCTTACCCCGTTTTGCAAATTTACCGTCAGCGCCCCGTCGGCAACAAAGGCGCCGCTGTACTTATTTCGCGGGTTATTGTCCACGAAGAACGCCGTGCTCCCGTCCGGGTTCAGAAAGCGCAGCCGGCACAGCTTCTGAAACCGGCCCTTCAGCGCTCTCAGGTACGCCAGATATTTTTCCTGCTCCGTCATGGCACGTGCCCTCCGTTCAGCTGCGCTTACGCTTCTTCCTGTCCTCCGCCGCCGTCAGCGCGTCGCACTCCTCGTCCGTGGCCGCCCTGATCTTTCGTATGTCCGGGTTTCCCTTGCGGTACTGGCTCTCGCGGGTGATGTAGTACCGTCCCGTGATGCCCGTTATCGGTATCTCTCTGCCGCTTTTCATCACCAGGATGTGCCGCGTCTTTTTCGCCATAGTCCAGCCGTCCTTTCTCACATATTCCGTCCGTCCGCATACATGAAAACCATGTGGTTCCCAGCGTTCTTCCCCTCGCCGAATACCAGCACCACCACCTGCGCCCCCACCGGGGCCGCCGCCATCGTGCTCACATAGGGGAGAAAGCTCTCCGTTTCGTCAAAGGGTCGTTTTACGCCGATTTTCCCGTCTGCCGCCGCGGTCGTCACCTGCGCCCGGTACTGCCGTACCATATCCGTCTGCGTCTCCCGCACCCGCCGCACATAAAAGTTGTTCCACAACCGCTTTGCCAGCTCCGCCAGCGTCTTTGCGTTCTCGTCCATGCTCTTATCCTCCGTAGGGCTTCACGTTGTGCGCCATCCGGCACATCTGCGCCACCGTCAGGTGCTCCGCCTGCTGCTCTGTCAGGGTGATTCCCTTCACGTTGTAGGTGGGCCCGCTGTGGTCGCTGTAGCTGCGGTTATCGCTGTTTCCCGCCACGCTGCGGCTCACCGGCGTCTCGCCGTACAATCCGCCCAGCTCGTTCACCCTGGCCCGGAACCGCGCATCCGCAGACGGCTTCAGCATCTTCGCCGTCACGTCGGGCGGCAGCACCATCTCGTCGTCCACCGTGGCCTTTATGCCGCCCATCCCGTGCAGCACACCGCCGCTGTCGTACTTTTTCTTCCGTCCCCCGCTGACAGCGCCGATAATGCTTCCTGACACGATGCTCTTCCGGTTTGACTTTCCACTGTTCGGCAAAGAAATGTTGTTCTTGCCCATGCTGATGGCATCCGAAAGCTTCCCCGTCGGTTTATTGGATACGCTGGCTTTCTCGGAGCTGGTGGATTTCCGCACGCCTGTCAGGTGGCCGACCTTTACCTCGGTGTATCCCGACGCATTGCCGGTCGCGTTCCGTTTGACCTCTACCGGCGTACCGCCCGCCGTGATCGTCACGCCTGCCGCAGCCGCCTTTGCCGCCAGCACCCCGTTGGCCCATTCCCACCAGTTCTGCACGCTCTGATCCAGCAGGACTTCCTCTTGGGCCACCGTTTCACCCAGCGCGTTGATGTATTCCTCCAGCGCGTCAATTTTCAGCTGGTACGCCGCCTCGATAGCCTTTTTCCTCGCCTCCAATTCCTCAATGGCGAGGTCCAGCTCCATCTCCCGCTCATAGTCCCGCAGGTCCTTCTTCGCGTCCGCAAGGTCCTCCTCGGCCTGCTTCACCTTCTCCGGGTCCGCGATCCACTCCCACTGCCCGGACTCGGCGTTGTACATCCGCACCGTGCGCTCGTTCCGGGCGTTCAGCAGCGCGTCCTGCTTCCGCATGACCTCCAGCCGCAGCTCCTCCAGCTTCTCGGCCCGGTCTATCTCCTCGTTCTGCTTCTTCAGCGCGTCGATCTGCGCGTCTATGGCCGCCAGCTCTGCGTCCCGCTGCTTTTCCAGCGCATCGATCTCGTCCTGATACTTCTTTTTCGCCGCGCTGCTGCCGGAACCGCCGGAACCGCCGGAGCCGCCGCCGCTGTATCCGCCTGTGCTTCCGCCCCAGCCGCCGTTTGGCGCTGTGCCGGTCAGCTTATTCCACGCCTTGTTCGTCAGGTAGGATTGTGCTTCCTCCAGCGTCTTGAACTTTTTGTTGGCGACCAACACCATCGACTGCTGGTAGATCCGTCCCGCGTTCAGCAGGTTGCCGTATGCCTGGGTGGTATATCCGATGGTGGCCGCCAGCGTCCGCAGCGCACTGATCTGCTGGCTGAAATTCAGCTTCGTATCGCTGGCCGTGATCTGCGCCGCCACCAGGTCGTACAGTGCCTTGCCCGTATACCCCGCCTGCTGCGCTTCCGCGATAAGGCCGTTTACGTAGTCCTGCGTAGCCTTTTGCGTCACGCCCAGGATCTCCTGCACCCTGTCATAGGCAGCCACCAACTGCCGCTGTTCCTCTGTTACCGCAAAGCCATAGTTGATCGCCTTGCGTATCGTTTCTACTTCTTCCTCGCGGGCCTCCTGCAGCTTTGTCAGGGAGTAGTAATACTCCTCCTGCGTCTTAGTGCCCGCCTCCATCTGGTCCTGCACCAGCTTCAGCGACGCCTTGTACTGCGCCAGCGATTCCACGTCCGCCTGCACCATCTGTACAGGGGTAACGCCCATGCCGTTGCCCACACTGTCGCCGCCGCCAACGTATACCTTGGCTCCGGTGCCGTGCAGCTCGTTCCATGCGTCCCACGCCTCAGACTCTGCGTCCCGTACCGCCTTCTCCTGCTCCTCGCGGATCGCCCGCAGCACCTCCAGCCGCTTTTCCTCCGCCTCCGTCAGCTCTCCGGTCTTGCTTATGAGCGCGTCGTACTCGTCCTCGGTCTCGCCCAGTGCACTCTGTGCCGTTTCAACGCCCGCCAGTGCCTTTTCATAGGCTCGCGCCTTTTCCGTGCTCAGGCTGATCGCCACGGCCAGCGCCGCAAAGATCGCCGCGCCCACGCCCAGCTTCGGCAGCATTGCCAGCAGGCCCTTCATCTGTCCGGTGAGCTGCGTGATCGCCATAGCGTTGCCGCCTATGGCGGAGGTCAGCGTTCCGAAGAACGTTCCCACGCCGCTGTTCATCAGCGCCGTAAAGCCCTTGTTCGCCAGCGTCAGCACACCCACCAGCAGCCCCAGCTGTATCACCAGTCGTCCGGTGTCGCTGTCCAAAAACTCCACCAGCGCGATCACCTGGTCCAGCGCACCCTTTATGGTGTCCGTCTCCACCAGGTGGCTGATGAACTCCGTCCACTTGTTGTGCAGTATCTCGGTCTTGCGGGTCCAGCTGTCCAGCGCGTTTTCCACTTCCTTATCCGCGCTGCCCACCGCATCGGCGTAGTCCCCCAGCATGGACTCGTACATATCCCAGTTCTGGATCAGCGCCAGCAGCTGCGAGGTACGCAGTTTGCCGCCGATGTCGCTAACCATCTCCATCAGCTGCTGCTCCGTCAGCAGCCCGTCCTTCATACTCTGGGCCAGCCCGGCAATGGCCTTCATGGGGTTTATCACGCTGCCCGTGGCCTGCGCCGCGTCGTAGGCGTCCTTGGCATAGAGCTTGATGACATCCCGCAATCCGGCGATCTCGCCGGTGGTCCACGTCACGCCCTCGTCGATTTCCGTCTTGGTATCGCCGATGATATTCAGGAAAAGCGCCCGCAGCGCGGTGGCGGCCTCTGTGCCGGACCGCTGCGTCACCGCCGTAATGGTGCCGATAGCCGCCGTCAGTTCATCTGCGCCCACATGGGCCTGCGCCGCAATAGGCGCCACCTTGCCCAAGCCTTCGGCAATTTTTTCTATTGACGTTGCGTAATTGTTATCAATTTCATTTGCTCCATCGAGAACCTTCGTCAGCTGCTCGATGCTGCCCTGATACTTGTACGCCGCGTCCATAGAGAGCAAAAACTGCTGTGCGGTCTCTGCGTCCGTGTCGCCCACGATCTGCGTCTTGGTGGCCAGCTCCGCCAGTGCGGAAGCCTGCTCGCCGTAGCCTGCGCGGCTGAAGTTTGCCACGCTGTTCAGGTACTCGTCCGCCGCCACGCCGTAGGCGCTGGCGGTGTCGTATGCCTGCTTCTCGATCCTGTTCAGTTCCTCCGTGGTCGCGCCGGTGACTTTGCGTATCGTCACCATCTCGTCGTCCACGTCCTTCATGGTCGCCAGCGCTTCCGTGAAGCTGCGCTTTAACCCGGCAATGGCGTTGCCCATCACCTGCCACAGCGCCATCTTTCCGGCCACGCGCACAAAGCTGTCGCCCATCAGGTCGGCAAAGCCGCTGCTCTCCTTGGCCGCCGTCCCCACGCTCCTGACCGACTGCGCCGCATTTTTCGTGCTCTGCTGCACCTTCCCGCTGGCGTCCAAATATGCTTTTTCAAATACCGCCGCGCTCTCCTTGGCGCTCTTGCCGCTCAGTCCGCTTACGCCGGTCAGATCCTCTATGCGGCTCTGCATGGCGGTCGGCGCGTAGGTGCTGCTCTGCTGCGCCGCATAGGCGCGGTAGGCATCCTTGGCCGCCCGCACCTGTGCCGCCGCCCTCTCCGCCGCTTTGGCCTGCGCCGTAAAGTTCTGCGTCACCTTCTTGCTGGTGATCTCCATCTCGCCGCTCTGCATATTCAGCGATTTGGACACCTGCACCACTTCGCCCACCTGGCGGCTGTAGTCCGCCACGGACCGGCGCAGCTCGCCCTCCGGGCTGAAGGTTTCCGTCAGCTTCTGCAAACTCTGCCGTGTGGCGTTTATCTGTACATCGGCGTTCTGCGTATTCACGCCCAAAGTCACCGGGCTGCTCTGCAGCTTCGCTATCTCTCCCTTGAGCTGCGAAAAATCAGGTACAGCCGTTACTTTGAAAATCGCCATACGCTACCTCCAATCGTCCTCTTCCCGTATCACGCCCATGTCCGCCGCCATTCCCAGCGTGGGGTCCGCTCCGTTCATGGCCCGCACCAGTGTTTCTTCCGCCCTGCCGTCCAGCATCTCCTCCACGAAGTTGCGGAAAAAGGGTCTGTTCTTTGGCCGTCTGCCCCAGTTGTACGCGGGGTCGTTTTTCTCGATCCGGTTCACCAGGTCATCCCCGTCCACATGGGGGTTTATGGCTTCTCCGTTGCCGTCCGTTGCGCCGCTGGGGTGATACAGCAGCGTCAGGTTCATGCCGCCGTCCCGCTCATCCGAATACACCGTGGCGCTGGCGTTCATGTCCGCCAATCCCTTCGTGCCGCGCCGGCGCACATACTCCTCCGGCACCAGCTTGTCGTATACGTCCTCTACCACGTGCTCCCGCAAGCACTGCCGCATTTCCTCCGCCAGTGCGGGACGCGATGCGCGAAAGGCATCCTTCACCTGCTTTTCCAGCGCGGCCATGTCCTGTTCAAACCCACTGAACTGCCCCACCAGCTTTGCCATGTCCCGCGCCTCCCCTCTCTCACATACGCCAATGCGCTGTCTTGCTTCAGCGCACTCGCGTCTGCCCCCTCCCCCGCCTTGCGGCAGGGGAGGGGATTTTTTGTTGTCGTCAGGCTTCCTTCACGCTCACAGCGCACTGGTCGGTAAACGTGGTGCCTTCGTACACGAAGGTAACTGTCATGTCGCAGTCGCCAGCAGTGGCCCCTGCGGAGATCAGTCCGCTTGCGCTCACGGTGGTGCCGCTGGGTGCGCCGTTCAGGCTGTAGGCGCACTTGGCAGGATCCAACACCGCCAGCTGGCCGTTCTCCAGCACCGCCTGGGGCTTCACCTGCACCGTGCCGCTGACGGGGACGTTGATAACGCCGCCGATGACGGTCACGATGCCCGTCACCACCTCCGCGCCGTTGTCCGGCACGTACACGTACCAGCCCAGGGTGCCGCCGGCGCAGTCCTCGCACTTGTCAGAGATCACGCTCTCATCCGTGCTCAGTGCGCGTCCCACGATCTGCGTGGTGTCGTAGTTGCTCTGGCTGCCGGTCACGGTAGCGGTGTCCGCCTGAAGCTTCAGCGGTACGTTGATGTACAGCCAGCCCTGGCGGGTTCCCTCGTTGGTCTTGGCGTTTACGTTGCCGTACACCGCCAGCTGGGCGGTGAAAAGGCCAACCTTGCCGTTCATGCCGGTGGTCAGTTTGCCGCACATGGCGCTGAGCTTGTTCACGAAGTACCACACCTTGTACTCGGTGCCGCTCACCGCGGTAAAGCCGCTGATGGTGCCGTCCGCTGCGATCTCATAGGCGATGCCGCCCTGCTGGATGCCGGAAGCCTTCTTGGTCTCCTGCACATAGGCGTAGGGCTTTGCCATCGCATACTGTGCCACAGGGGCGCCGTCGGTCACGTCCACCTTCAGCGCGGTGCTGTTCGCCGTCACCACCTGGCACACCGGGGCCACAGCGTTGTAGGTCACAGCGCCGCCCACGCCCGCCATCTTCGTCCGCAGGTCGAAGTTGGCCTGGGTGAAGTTCACCTGGATGTCCGGGTCGCTCTCGATGATGGTGGCAATGCCGTTGTTCAGTCCTGCACGCAGGGGATCCGCGTTCACCGTCACGGTGATGTTGCCCTCCTGGAACTTGTTGCTGCTCAGCAGGACCTGACCCGTTTCCATGTCGGCGAACTGCGCGGCGCAGATGCCGCGGGTATACAGTCTCGGATCGGTAAAAGTAATCATTCCGCTTTCACTCCTTTTTGATATAAAAAATGGAGGCAAAGCCCCGGTTTCCCGTTGGCTTCGCCCCACTTGGCGTTCCGCCCTGCCCGCTTGCAGGGCCTATTCCCTTCTCTATGCCTGTCCCATGCCACGTGTCGCTTCCTCCACGGGCCGCAGTGCCGTGTTGCCGTCGCTCACCCGGTCATAAAACAGGCTCGGCCACGGGTTGCCCCGTTTCCACTGTGTTCCTCTCGCCTCCGCGATGGTGCAGGTCATGTACCCCAATATCCGCTGCCACGTTTTTGCTTTCGTCTGCAGCTTCAGCAGTGGCCACGACTCTATTTCCGTCTCCTCTGCGTGTTCCAGCGCGGCCACCGTCGCCACCCGTTCCCACGCATCTCCGCTCAGTTTTGCGCCGCCGTTCATCTCCGCCAGCTCCCGCTGCGCTTCCACCAGCTCCGGGTTGGCCTCCGGCGGCGTCAGCTCAATTCCGTTCTGTGCAGCGATGATCTCCCGCAGGTACTGGAACTGCGCCGGCGTAATGCGCCACAGCTCCTCTCCGTGCAGCACGAACTCCACCGCCGTCAACCGGCTGGGGTCTTTCGTGTCCACCTTGCAGCGAAACGCCTTCAAGCGCTCGTCCAACGGCTTTCCTCTCCCCAGCCGCAGGGAGAGCGCCAGCATCAAAAGCGCCCTTGACAGCAGCCCCACTGTCTCCTCTCCGCGCCCCATCGCGTCGTACTCCATCTTGTAGTAGGCCGCCAGCAGCGGCATCACAGCATACGCCACAGGGAGGCTCTGCTGCACGATGTCAATGCCCGGTCGCGCCAACTCGAATGTCTCCATCTCCTCCACAAGGATGGGGTACAGCGTCAGTCCCTCCGCCTGTACTTCCTCGTACCTGCGGCAGGCCCTTTCTATGCTCTGTGAGATCGGCATATCAGCTCTTTTCCTCCCTCACGAAACACCTTTACGATAATAGCCTTGACTTCATTTCCCGGCTCCAGCACCATGCACCGGCAAACTTTTTTCCATTTTTCATCCATAGCAAACGTAGCCAGCTTTCCGCAGTACGGACACGTTGCTGTTTTATAGAAAATTACTCTATTCATAATTTCTATACTCCTTATTGATTATGCAGTTTTCTTATAAATGGATCCCCGCCTGTACCAGCAGCGCCGTCACCGCGCCGCCCAGTACCAGCCACACCAGTTTCTCTACCACGTCGTTCCACCGCTTCGCCGGCAGGTTCGTCAGCGTCTTTACGTCCTTCTTGACCTCCGACAAATCCTCCCGCATATCCTTTTGTTCCCGGGTCATCAGCGCCACCGAGGTCGCCAGTTCGTTCAGGGCTTTCTGCTCCTCTGCCAGCTCGTTTATGCGGTGCGTGTTGCTTTTGCTCCGCTGCTCCACCTCCGTCAGCCGGTGGTCAAAAGTCACTTCATCCATTGCGCCGCCCTCCGTTCTCTCAGAATGTAGTCACGACGCTTTCTTCGTCGCTGTCCGCCCAAGCAAGGCTCATGTGCACGCGCCGTCCCACGTTCATGCCCTGGTCGTATATGGCATAGGATCCGTTGTCCGTATGTGCCCCTCTGTCAAAGGTCATCACCCCGGCTCCGCCTATGTTCACGCCGTTCAGTGCCTCAATGATGCACTGCTCCATGTCATAGCTGCGGGAGTAATCGTCCGTCCGCGTGGTGGTCTCGTGTCCGTAGTTGCACAGTATGTCAAAGTATACCCCCACTGCTGCCGTAAACGGCGTCTTGGGTATCACTCGCCCGATGTACACCTTTACCACCGTCTGTGCCATGCTCTGCGCCTGTCCCCAGTATTCCAGCGGGAATAGCCTGTACCCCTTGGGGTGCTTTGCTTTCTGCTCCTCCGTGTCCACCGCCGGCGTCTCGCCGTCGAATACGATGCTCAGCTTTTCCTCCGCCGTGGGCAGCGGCTGCGCCAGCGGGTTCGCCCCGTCATAGCAGATGTACTTCATCAGCCGTACCCGGGGTCTTGCGTTGTCGTCCACGGGCGTGTACCCGTTCCTGTCCGGCAGGTCCAGCAGGTAGTTCACGATCTTTTTCGGTATCTTCTCCGCGCCCTTGAAGGTGCCGTATCCTGTTTCCACGTGCTCAAATGGATAGTAGGGGCTTTCAAAATCTACGCTCACGCCCTCACCCCGCTTTCCGTTTTCCTAATTGTTTCACATGAAACATTGTATTTTTTGTTGCGTTTTTGATATTTTTTGCAACTTTTGTTTCCGTTGCGTTTTGAATATTATTTTGTTCCCTTTTGCACCTGCTCCGCCAGCTCCACCAGTTCCTTCATGCTCTCCGGTGTCATGGCCGCCGCGCTGCTCATGGCCATCCGCGCCACCACATCGTTCATCACCGCCAGATTGGCGTTGATCTCCGTGTTCAGCATCTTCTCCAGGTCCCGGTAATCCGCCAGCAGGTCATACGCCTTGTCCCGCAGGGCGTCGCTCTGCTTCTTCATCCGGTCTATCTGGTTGACCAGCTGCACCCCGCCCACCAGATCGTAGTCGTCGGCGCTCATCAGCCACTTGTCCTCCTCGCAGCCGTCGAAGTCCAGCCGCAGATACGCCCGTGCCAGTATGCCCATCAGGTAGCGCCGTTTCCGCTGTCCGTTCTCCCGGTACATGGGCGGCACATCGCCCCGGAAGCGCTCCCCGGTATCCACCACCACCCGGTCGATGCACCTCTCCGCGCAGTGGCTCACGATGGCAGCTTTCTCCATCAGCGGCACATAATCGTTGGCCTTGGCGAATACCTCCTTCATGGTAATGGGCTTGCGCTCTTTAATGCTGTTTTCCATCTCTCCTGCTCCTTTCAGATTCATAATGGAAATTCCCTCACGTATTTACTTTTTCCCCTTACAGCGCAGTGAGCAGTGCCGCCACTGCGCCGCGTTTTCGTACCGTCCGCTGTCCGGGCAGTGGTACTGGTAGCAGCAGAAGTCGTGCTCTCCCGTCTGCTTCCTGCACCGTATGATGATCTCCCCTACCTTCCGGTAGGCGTGCTCACATATCGGCTTTGCCATCGTTCTTACCACCCCTCCAGTGTGATGTCCGTGCTCACGCTCTTGCCCTTACAGGCTGCCGTCACCGTCAAAGGCTTTACGCTTCCGCCCCAGCAGTACACGGTGGCGGTGCTGCCGTCCACCTCTGCGGTGTAGCTGTCCTCCGCCGCCCCGGTGAAGGTCCATTCCACCGCGTCTCCGGTCTCCGCGCCGTTCTCGGTGTATATGGCCGTCAGCACGGTCTTGCCGTAGGCTTCCAGTCTCTCCACCGGATCCGTCTGCCAGTGTACGCCGCTTACGCTCTCTGCCACCGTCACGGTATAGGTGCCGTAGTGCTCCTCGTTCTGCACCAGCACCGCCGTGATGGTGCACGCTCCCTCGCCCACCGCCGTCACGTTTCCCGTGGGGTCCACCCGGCATACGCTCTCGTCGCTGCTGTACCACAGATAGCGGGTAGGGTGTCCTGTGTCTCCGTCCGCCGCCTCTCCGTTTCGCAGGGATGCGGCGGTAAACTTTGCCTTTTCTCCCGTGCTCATGGCCGCCCTGCCGCTCACGTTCACCTCCCAGGTGAAGGGATAGGCGTTGGCCACCCGGCGAACCAGGTCGTCCTTCTCCCTATCCGGTTCCGTCATCCGCGCCGTAAACCGCAGCAGCCGGCAGCTCTCGTCGTCCCCGGTGAACTCCTGCGCCACGTCCGCATAGCCGGTGATCTGATACGCCATCCGCCCCAGGATCAGGCGGCTGTTCACATCCAGGTTTTCCGTTTCGCCGTTGCGCTGTATGGTAATGTTGAAGTACCCCTGCATGATGAGCATGGTCTCCTGAAAGTCGTTGGCGTTGGCGTTCAGCTTTACGTTTTCCACCACCATCGGTTCCTTCAGCACGTTGCCGTACCAATCCAGATGGTTCCATGTGGCGTTGCACCGCCTTATGATGCCCCCGCCCACGGCAGAGGATATGTTGGCTGGGTTCGTCACCAGCCATGTGGAGCCCATTGTCTCCATTTTTGCGCCCTCCGGCACATATTCGATGCGCCGGTTTACAAACAGGACTTCCTTATAGTTGTCTATGGGCCGGTCTATGGCGTTGCCCTTCTTCCGCGCATCGGCAAGGCGTACCAGCTGTTCGCTCCACTCGTAGAAGTTGTTGGGGTCGCTGTCCAGCCCCTGCACCCGGCACGCGGTGTAGTCGCTGGCGTATTTGCCGTATGTCTGCACGAATCGCGCCGTTGGATCTCCAAAGTAGGGGTTGCGCCTGTCGTTGTACTGTGCGGGGCGGTTGGTGGGTGCCTGCGGTCTCTCCGCCATTGCGGCGATATTGCCAAGATTGTTCTTTACGTCCGCCATCGCCCGTCACCTCCCCGTTTCACAGGAACTGGTATCGTCCGTACCCGCCCCGGCCTCTCTGCACCGTGTTCAGGAACGTACAGTCCTGCTCATACTTGTGCATCTCGTCCATCAGCCTTGCCCGGTTCTTCTCCTGCTTCGCGGCGCCCTCCTTCATATAGGTGCCCTCGTTCACCGTGTCAAAGCTCGCGTCCTTTATCTTCATTTGGTCGTTCAGCCAGTTGCGGAAGAACCGCTCGTCCCATACGCTTGCCACGCACAGCCCAAGTATCCGCTTCTGCTCCATTGTCAGCTCGTGACCAAATTCACCGTCTGTGTAAAAGTCCAGCGTGTAGTTTATTCCCGCCATGTCCTGTATAGGGAACGTCACCACGCCTGTTTCGGCGTTGTAGCTCGCCCCGGTGTACGGCACCGCCGTCATGCCGCCCGTCACATCCTGCTCCACAATGGCGCAGGAAAACAGCTCGTAGCCCACCATTCCGGTGTCCACTTCCGTTTCTCCCACCAGGCTGTCCTCGCTGCTGGTCCAGTAGTAGTCGCCGTAGCTTGGCTGTACCAACCCATCACCCAGATACGCTCTCATCTGCACCGGCAGGGAGAATAGGGGGATGGCGTTCACCATATACAGGCTCATCCTCCGCAGGAACGCCGCCGGGTCGTTGGCTGCCTCCTCCTGCAAGCGCACGTCGTCTATGGCCACCATCGCGTGGTTCGATATGACCTCGCTCCACTTCGTCCCCATGTTCTCCCCTCCTTATGCCGGAATATAGATCGTTATCAGTTCTCCCGCCGTGCCGTCCGTCAGTGCCACGCCGTCCGCGCCGGTCGAATTTCCGCCCAGCCCCTCCACCAGCGGCGCGTTGCTGGGGTATGTGCTCCTGCCGGGGTATAGATTGCTGCTGGGCATCAGTCCCGCCTTTTCCGCCTGTGGATACAGGCTTTCCGACGGATACAGTGTCGCCGAAGGGAATAGCCCTTTCGTGATCTTTACAAAGTCTCCCACCTGTACCACGGAACCGGGAGCCACCCGGTAGGTCGCCTCCCAGTCTCCGTTTCCGTACAGGTACAGGGCGTAGCCTTCGCCCTCCGCCAGTGGGAAGCGCATCTGCCCGATGTTCGGGTAGGTGGAGTTGTTTATCTTCAGCCCCGCTTTCCACTTTTCCAGCGCTCCGGGCGCACCATTGACTTGCATGAACCGTGCCGCGCCTCCCTCGGCCAGCGGCACCTGCACGACGGAGACGCCCGTATAGGTCACGCCGTTGATCTTTACATCTCTCGCCATGCGTTTTGTTCCTCTCCGTCAGGCTATCGTCATCACGCTGCCCGCCACACTGATCTGCGGCGTTGTCATCGTTCCTACGATGGGTGCCCCTCTTTTGTCGTGGGCGGTAGCGCCTTTCGCCAGTGTGTTGGCCGTCACGCTGTCCATTGACAGGTCCAGCTTCACCGCGCCGTCCACCACGACCTTGTTTACGTTTTTCGCCATCGCCCTTTTACCTCGTTTCCTCCGCTTCTCAGGCGCCGATGGTCAGCGTCACGCCGCCAGCCTCGTTGTCCGTCTCGCTCACGGGGATAGCGTTCACCGTCACGCTGGACAGGCAGTTGTACCCCTCGTCGGGCAGGACCTCCTGGCTGGCAAAGGTGGGGGTCACAGTCTTGGCCTGTGCCTTCATGTCCTCGCTGCCGGACATGGTGCCCTCCACGCCCAGGATAGTCACACCCTCGCGGATGTTGGTGGCGATGAGCTTGGCCTGCTCCGCCTCGGCGATCTGCACGGTGCCGCTTCCGTCGTGGAAGCCCAGGGGCACGGTATACACCTGCGCCTTGGTGGTGATGTTGCCCGCCACAGCGCCGTTGTTGGGCATCGTACCAGTGACCTCCGCGCCCTTCACAAATGCGGTCTTGCCCAGCAGGATCTCCGCAGCGGACGCGGTAGCGCCGGAGGTATCCGCATCAAAGGTACACGTACCCGTGATGGTCGCACCCGTCTTGTCGTGGGCAGTAATGCCCTTGAGCAGTTTGGCAGGCACCACGCTGTCGGCGGTCAGATCGATTTTTACCTGTCCGTTCAGAATTACTTTGTTGATGTACTGATTAGCCATACTCCACATCTCCTATCGTTAAAGTTTTTCCGCCGGCGGCATTGCTGACTTCGTACTGGGGAATTTTCTTCACCGTCACATCGTCGTTCATGCGTTTGGCTTTTGTATGCAGCACAACAGGCTCGTTCACGCGCGGGGTTACATCGTATGCGCCCTCGTAGACGGGGATGGTCTCTCCTCCGGCCTGTACCACGACATCGCGCAGTTCTATCTCTACTACCGGCTGTATATCGCGTACTTCTATCTCTTCCGCGTTCTGCTCCACGGGGAATTGCTGCAGCGCCATTTACATCACCCCTTTGGACCGGCTTGCGGAGACGTATATGGTCTTGCCCTTTGCCCCCACCACGCTCTCGTCGTTGAATTTAATCCGTGCCTGCACCGGGGGCGTCCTCCCGGCCTTAAAGGCGAAGGTCTGCTCCTGCGTCAGCGGAAACAGCCACTGTCCGTTCTCCTCGTCGTAGCGCACCACGCCGGGGTACGTCCTCGTCAGGGTCCCTATGGTGATCTCCAGCCGCAGTACCATCTCCGGCGTTATCAGCAGTTCCCCCTGCCGCAGCACGATGGGCAGCGAATAGGCGTCGCCCTGCATCATGGCCGTTCCCTCCTTCCGCCAGTGTCGTCAAACGTCCCTTACTTCGTGTCCTTCTCGTTCATGTCCTCGATAATGGCAATGAAGTCGCCCTTCTCGTGGCCCTTGCGCTTGCTCAGCGCGTTCAGCTTCACCGTGCGCTCCCGCGTCACATACCGGCTGCCCTGGCGGTAGGCGTCGGCGTACATCTGCGCCGCCATCACCTTGTGTCCCTCGCACAGCGCCGGGTAGATGTTCAGCAGCTCGTCGCCCAGCTCCACCAGCTTGGCAAAGGCTCTCTTGTCCAGTACCTCACCCGGCTTGTAGTCCACGCCCAGCGCCTCGCGCTCCTCGTCCGTCAGGCCGCTTACCACCAGCAGCCACCGCTGCGCCATGAACCGGCGGTTCATCTCCGTCAATATGCGGCTCAGGTCCGGCTTCGGCACGTAAAAGCTTCCCGTCTTGCCCACGATGTTTCCGTACATTCCGCCGTCGCCGAACTGCACCACGTTGTCGTCCGCCACCGGCGCCATCCACAGGAAGTGCACCTGCTCCGCGCTGGTGCTCACCTGCACGATCTGCGGCGCGGCCTGCTGGGGGATGTTCTTCAGCGCTTCCGCCACCGCCTTGGCCGCCGCCTCCTGCATCATTTGCTGCACCTGCTCGGCGGTGTACATAACCGGCGCGGCGGGCACTTCCGCGGGATCAGCCGCGTCCTGCACATTCTCCTGCGCCGCCGCTTTCACGGTGCTGCTCTCGTCAGGCGTGTCCGTGCTCTGCTGGGCCGCCAGCATCACCTGGTCGTTCTCGCTCTCCTCCGCCGCGATCTGCGCGGCCAGTCTGTTTCCGCTTTTTCTCTGCTTACCCATGCTTTCTGCTCCTTTCAGATTCCTTTCATGGTCTGTTTCTATCTGCCGCAATGCGTCAAGGCTCCCACCGCTGCCCCGTTTACACGTCGGCGCATTGCATACCCGCGGCTTCGCCGCACAGCCTTATGGCGGAAACGGCAGGGCTTGAACCTGCGCCCCTCTGATTAACAGTCAGATGCTCTGCCAACTGAGCTACATTTCCGTATGGGGCTTGCGCCCCCATAAACTCCCTTTCGGGCGAAAACGATCCAACGTTTTTATCTGGCACGGACGCGAGGACTCGAACCCCGAACTGCGGTTTTGGAGACCGCCGTTTTCCCGGTTAAACTAAATCCGCATATCCGGGGAGGGGCTTTCGCCCCTTCCCCAGTGTGGTTTCCCTTACACGGTGAAGTGCGCGATCTTGGACGCGAACGTGGCCACAGAGTCCAGAGCGATGGTCAGGTTCAGGCCGATCTCGAAATCCCCGGTGCGGGTGGGATCCATCTCGATAGAGATGGGCGTGCCGCTGGTGTAGCCGATGGTCAGCGGCTTTCTGCCGTTGCCGGCCAGCATCCAGATGTCGTTCTCGCTGAGCATGGTCTCCACGGTGGTGTTCTGGGTGCCGGGGATGATAACGTCCCGCATGGGCATCAGGCGCACCGCCATGAACTGGCCCAGGTAGCCGGCCTTGGTGTAGTCGGCGCCCAGCAGCGTGGCGATAGCGGCGTCCATGTTCACATTGGTAGAGCCGGTCACGGTGTTGGGCAGCACCTTGCTCAGGGCCACGGTGCCGCCGGTGGCAAACACGTCGGAGATGGTGGTGTTGTTCAGCGCGGCGATCTTGTTGGCGCCCTTCACCCAGTTCTGGTTGTTGAAGGTGAAGTTCAGGTTGGTGGGGATCAGGCTGGTGTCCTCCGTGGCGGTGGTCATGGCCTCATTCCACATACCCATGGTCTTGGCGTACATACCCGCCACCATGTTGGCGAAGAAAACGCCGAAGTCCATGTTCGTGCCCACCAGCTGCATCCACTTGGCGGTGATCCAGCAGCTCTTGGGGGTGGGGTTCAGCGTGTAATCGCGGGAATAGAAGCGGTTACGCGGCACGCTTCGGCTGGCGCCCCAGCTGGAGTCCTGGAAAACGGGAATGTCGTTGCTGCCGATGCTCACGGCGTAGGTCTGGCCCAGCTCGATCTCCACGGTCTCGGCGAAGTCGCTCAGCGCCTCGGAGTACACGGCGGGCAGAATGGGGATGATGACCTCCTGCCAGATGCCCTGCAGCACGGCGTAGAACCGGGCGTTGCCGTAATACTCACCGCCATTGCGCTTGAACTCCTCCCAGCTCTCGGGGGCCTTCTTGCCGGTGCTGGCGCAGGCCAGCTTGGCGGCGTACAGCAGGCTCTCCCGCTGGAACTGCTCGTTCAGCTGCTTGTAGCCCCGGTCGTTCATGGTGCGCTGCACGGGGGTGTTCTGTCCCTTGGCGCTCAGAACGGCCATCTTGCCCTTCAGGGCGTGTTCATAAAACAGCACGCGGCCCTTGGCCACGATGTCCTCGCGCTGGTCGTTTCCGTTGATGGCGAAAACCTCGTTGGAAACGCTGTTCAGGTTCAGCTTTGCCATTTCTTACTCACTCTCCTCTCTTGTCACGCGGTCACGGTGCTGACCTTGCAGGCCCACACGTCGTAGTACACGAAGCTCTGCCCGGCGCCCTCAGTGAAGTTGCCGGTGCCCTTCAGCTTGAAGTAGATGGCGCCGGTAGCAGTGGGGGCGGCAGCGGCGGGCACCAGCAGACCGTTGGCGATGGTGAAGATGGTGTTCTCGCCGATAGCGCCGTTCACGTTGCCCTCGCCGAAGCGGTAGGCGTGCTTGCCGTCAAACACGATCTCGGTGAAGGTGCCGTCCCGGCCCGCAGGAACGCCCAGTCCCAGCGTGGCGGTGCCCACGGCGTAGTTGTTGCCGTTGCGTCCGCCCAGCATGGGCCACTCGTAGGTGTTGCAGGCGTACACGCCGGTGTCGGCGTTGGCGGCAGCACCCGCAGCGGTCATGTAAAAGGCGTTCTCGTTCTTGATGCCCTTGAAGCCCGCACAGGGCAGCTGCTCGCCGCGCACCACCAGCAGACCAGCGGAGCAGTCCGCATCCGCATCGGACACCTGATAGCGTCCCGTGATGTTGCACAGTTCGTTGTACTCGTTGTTGGTGATCCGCGGCTCAAACGCGGTTTTCTCAATGTATGCCATGTTTGTTCACTCTCCTTTTCGTTTTACTTGCCGGCATCGATGCCCCACTTGTTCAGCAGAGCGTCCACACCCTCGCTTCCCTCGCCGCTGTTGCCGGCGATGTGCTCCCAGGCATAGGTGGTCTTGCGCTTCTGTGCGCTGCGTTTGTCGCTCTCCATCACGGCCTCGCCGCACACGGCCAGCACCGCCTCGCGCACCAGCTTCTCGCCCAGCCACGCACCGTCCTTGTCGCAGCTGTTGGCGTACAGTCCGGCCTCGATGTTCTCGTTCACCGCCTTGATGGCGTCCTCCGCCACCTTTTCCTCGCGGTTGGCGTTGAAGGCGTCCAGCGTTGCCTTGGCGGAAGCCTTGCAGGCACTCAGCCGGCGCTTGCTCTCAGCCTCCTGCATGGCGCTGATCTGCTCATTGGCGGCTTCCAGCTTGGCGTTCAGGCTCTTCACATCGCCGTCGGTCTCCTTCACGGAGGCCACGGTGTAGTCCACCACGTCCGCCACATCGGCGTTCAGCTCCACCTCGCCCACGCTCAGCACGATGTGCGCTGCGCAGGGCATGATCTTTCTGGCGATCACCTCTCCGTTGTCGTCAGCGTTAAAGGTGTAGCCGAAAAGATTGCCGGAAGCGTCCAGCAGTGCCACGTTCATCCCGTCCTCGCTCATGGAGAGCACCTTGTGGTTGGGGAACTTGGTCTGCATCTGCTCCATCGCTCTCTTGTTCATGTTGCTTTTCACTCCTTTTTTTGTGTTTTTGTCGGGTTCCTTGCCGTCGCTGCCCTCTGCGGCTGTGTGCAGCGACGCGGCCCGCAGCTTCAATTCCTTAAATTCCTCCTGCATGGCCGCCAGCTTTGCGATGCTCGCACCCGGTATCGCCGGGTTTACCCTGTCGCCCAGAATGGTCACGCCTATGCCCGACCATTTGGTAAACACGTCCACATCGCCCTCTTTGTGGCTCTCCGACACCATTGTCTCGGCGGAAACGTCCATCGTGCCCTGTTCCACGATCTTCCGCGTCAGCTCCGGGGCGTAAAAAGCAAATAGCCGTCCCTTCGCTCTGAGCCATGTATGACCGCCCCTCTCCACAAGGGTAAAGTCCTTTTCGTCATCGGACAGCGTTCCCACGATGCGCTCGGCCGTCCCCTCCATGAAGGATTGGTACTCCTCCCCGGTTTTGGGATCCCGGCGCTTGCTCATGTTGTGTCCGTCCCCCACCTGCTGCCCCACATAGGCGATCAGAATGGGCTGCCCGATGAAGGTCTTGTAGTAATCCCGCAGGTTCTGATACGACCAGCGGTTGTTGTTCTCGCCCTCGCGTATCACCCACAGCTCCACGCCGAACTCATATTCGTTCAGTTTCTGCATCACCTGTAGGGTGCCGCTGGCGCTCACCTTCTTGGGCAGCGCCTTGGTTTTCAGCGTGCTCATTCGTCCTCACCGCCTTTCCTCTGAGGTGGCATTTTTACGGCATCCTCTGCATCCCATCCGCATTTCAGCCGACGGTATATCGTTGATGGATCAATTCCGTATTCTCTTGCCCACTCGCTCACCGTTTTTCGCTCTCCGTCGAGTTCAATAAATACATTGTCTCGCCGGTTTCTCGCCTGTTCCGCCGCCGTCGCCCAGCGGCAGTTTTCCGGGCAGTAGTTACCGTCGTTTTTTCTCCGGTCAATGGTTAGGTCGTCTCGATACCCATTGGCGAGTGCCCAATCTCGAAACGCCGCAAAACTGGACATCCATTCCGGACAAACGGTCACTCCTCTTGCTCCGTACAGCGGATAATCCGGAGAACTTTCCGTGTTGCATCGGTATTTCATAAGAGCCCAAATGTTGTGCAAGCGTTCTTCCCCATCGCGGCACACTCTGCGCCGCCTGTTGGACTCGGCCACACTTTCGCGCCCCAGGCATCCACAGCTCCGAGTAGTCCCCTTCCGCAGGAGCGCCCCACGGACTTCTTTTACCTTCCCGCAGTCGCATTTACATACCCATGTACTCAGCCCATTCGGGAGTTTCTGTCCCAAGCAAAGCACCGTAAGCCGTCCGAACCTTTGCCCTGAGAGGTCAATCATGTTTCCCATGTCATCACTCTCCGTCGTCTGCAAAAAGGTTTCGGCACCAATTGTCGAAAGTCGCTCTGCTCATGCCGCCGTTATCGAGCATAGTCCAGGCATCCAGCAGCTTGCGCCTGTCGTCGGTGTTGGCGATCTGCAGCTCCTCCGCCTTCAGGGAAAGCGCGTTGAACTCCCCATCCGCCGTGGCGCGGATAAATCCGCCCAGTGCCTCGTTTACACCGTCCACAATGGCCACGCACACCTCGAATACCCGGTCCAGGTCGTTGTCAAAGTCCTCGTCCAGCTCCGGCGTACCCGGGTACATCAGCCGCAGGTGGTAGTCGTGGGGTATCTCCGCGAACTCGTCTATCCGCTCAGGCTGCTTATGCTCCAGCTTGTGTATCGCATCCGACAGAAACGGCATACCCATGTCGCACAGCACCCGGTCCTTGATGTCCGCGAACCACTTTTCCGCATTGCCGTATGCTTCCATCACCCGGCGCATCGGCTCCCGCATAGGCGCGAACCGGGGGTTATCCCAGCTGGCGTATTCCTGTGCTCTCATGTCCTCACTCCCTCTCTCCGCAAAATAAAAATGAGGCCGCAGCCGGTGTTCTCCACCGGCGCAGCCCCATTTGGCTTTCCCCGCAGCCCCTTTGCCGCGGTTATCCACTTTTCACGGCCATTGTGCCTACCTCAATACCCCGCGCATCCGCGCAAGCCTTCGGTCACAGCAGCCGCATTCTCTGTTTTCGTTCCCCACTATCGCAGGGGCTCTCGCCGCCCTATCGGTCTGTCGGCATCGGCAGTGCCGTGCCTTTCTTTTTCTTCACCGTGTGTACGGTGTGTGCCTTTATGGCCAGTCCCTCAGCCGTCCGGCGTATCTCCACGTCGTTCCCCCGGGCCAGCTCCCGGTTGATCTCGTGCAGGTCGTCCGCCGTCAGTATTGCCGTCATGCCCATTTCTTCTCAGCCTCCCGCGTCCTCTGACGCTTCCTGTCCCTCGGTCCCCGGCGCCCCTTCCGATGCCGGTCTCCCTCCGGGGTTCATGTCGTGGGCCGCCTGCGGCGGCAGTCCGCTTTCGCTCTGCTTGGCGTTGTAGCTGGTCACAAGGGGCAGCCGCAGGTCCATAATGCCGCTTTCTTTCACCGCACGGCTGATGGCCATGTCGTCCATCACGCTCATGTCCAGCATCGCCATGTAAAGCATGGTCTGGGGCAGTATGCCCAACGTCATGCCCTGTCTGGCGTTTTCAAAGGTCTTTTCGTCCTCCGCGATGTTGCCAAACATGGCGAATCTCCATGAATACTTCAGGTTCAGCCCGTCCATGATGCCCTGCATCATGCGCTCATAGCACCGGTATATCTGCTCGGCAAACTTGCTCTCTATCTGCAAGCTGATATTCGCCACGCCCGCCCGCGGCTCGTCGCTGGTGGGTATCAGTGCGCTCAATCCCGCCTTCGCCATGGTGTAGCCGTACCCTGCGGAGCTTATCTTCGTGGCGCTGGGCGCCTCGGCCAGCTGGTGCAGCTCCATGTTCTTCAGCGGCGCGGCGTACCAGCCTATGCCGCTGGTGTTGTTCTCCGCCAGTTCGTCGTAAAACCGCGTGCGGAAAAGCTCCCACCCTGCGTTGCTCAGCTTGTAGCTGTCCGACTGCTGCCTCGTGCTGTTGTCGTCGTATTCGATCTCGCCCGTCAGCAGAGAGATCAGCGGGTTCTGTACCAGTTCCAGCTGTATCTGCTCATACTGCGCGATCTGGATAAACGACAGGAAAAGTCCCGTCAGAGGCGATACAACCGCCGTCTGCGCGTCGTCTATCTCAAAGGGATATACGGCATCCACCGGCAGCGTCACCCAGTAGCACCACTTCCCGTTCTGGTAGTATACGTCCGGGTCTCCCGGCAGCACGCCGCCGCCCTGCTCCGCTGCCGTTTTCAGCTCGGTAAAGCGGTTCATATTGATGGTGTTCTTCGCCGCGTATACATACCGGGTGCCCGCGCCCTTGGGCGGTCTCGCCGCCACCTGGGTGAATATGCCCCAGTAGGGCTTAAACAGCTCCCCGAACTGCGCCGGCTCACATCCCGGCTTCAGAAAGTACATCATGTTAAAGGCCACGGTGTACTTCGACACGCTGTTGAACCCCACGATCTTTATCCAGTCGCTGGGCAGCTGCTGCATAAAAGCGTAGTTCACCTTGTTGTGGGGCTTGTCCACGCTCACGCGGGGGTAGTAGAATACTTTGCCCTCCTGCACCGCCTGCCCCGCCAGCTTGTGGGCCGTGGTCTTTACGTCCAGCTTGCGCCGCAGCTTCTCCAGCAGTTTCCACTCCCGCCAGAACTCGTCGTTCTTCGCCGTGTCTTTATCGGTGAACTCCGGGGCGATGTAGCTGTGATACGTCAGCAGATCCTGGTACATCTTCCGGGTGTGGAAAAGCGGATAGGCCGTAAATTCCAGCCCATGCTCCACCTGCCGCAGCCCCTGCTCGTTGCCCAGCGGGGCGGTCAGCATCTCTGCCACCGTATTCTTGGTATAGTCCTCCGGCAGCGAGGAAATGGCCTGCACCCTTCGGTTCTGAATGTAGGGGTTCACCCGTGCCGACTGGCTCATGCTCACCCGGCTGAAGGCGCTGGCCAGCGCCCCTGCCGGCATATTGCCGTACTGCTCCGCCAGCGCGTTGAACCGCTGAAATATCTCCGGGTAGGTGCCACAGGCTACGCTCTGCAATTCACTTGTCAGATTCCTCCGCTTCTCCTGCTCCATGCGCCGCCTCCTCGTCTATGCGGGAGCGTTCTTTTTCCAGCTCCCTCTCCCACGCATCCAGCAGTTCGTTCAGCCGCTTCTGCGTGTCAGCCCTGTTCTTTTTCACCCCGTCCGCCAGCGCCGCCGCGATGCAGTCCGCCAGCCACAGCCGGTCTCGCTCTGTCAGGCGTTTCAGATCCGCGCCTTTGATCTCCACCGTCTGCATTTTTTTCGGCGCCGTAGTGCGGTACAGCAGCATATACCCCGCCGTTATCCGTACAAAGCGCTCCTTTTCCGCCAGCGCCACCGTTTCGCCTGTCACCCGCGCCGCGTACAGTCTGTACTTCCTTGCCGCCATTTCAGCATATCCTCCCGCCGCGCCGCGCCGTCACCGTGCGGCCTCCCGCGCCGATTGCCGCCGCCCTGTGCGGTGCCGCGGCGCGGTTTTTGTATTTTGCCAGCTCCGCGTCCCAGTCGCTCTTATGCCGCACCGCCTGCGCCAGCTCCTCGCGCTCCAGTATCTGCGCCACCCGCAGCGCATATTTCAGTGCCGACCATATATCGCGCTGTATGTGCTTGGAAATGCGTTCTTCCTTTTGGGTCGTGCCGCTGGCCACTTTTTTCAGGTTCTGTATCTGCCCCACCAGTTCCCGGGTCTTTATGTAGGGGTCTGCCAGCATGGCATCCATGCTGTCGTCCTTGATCCGGTGGTACTTCTTGTAGTTCTCCACGCCCTCGTTCACGTTAGAGCACAGCAGTTCCACGTTCCGGTTCTCAAATTGCAGCTCCGCGTACCGCACCATCTCCGCGTCAGGATCCGTCACGCCCGCGCCGCCCGCCTTGATGGGGTACAGGCACGGCACGGCGTTCTCCTGCTCCAGCTCCGTAAAGCTGGCGTGGTTCCGCACGCACAGCGGCGCAAGGCCGTCGCCAAGGTCCATCATCAGGTTCTCCACCACGCTGGTGCCGTACTGCCATGCGTCTATTGCCAGGTATGTCGCGGCCCCTCCGTCGCAGCAGAAGCGGCTCCACACGTCCTTGATCCGCTGCGCCTGCATCATGCTCTTTACCGGTGGGTTCCAAACGTCCACATACACCACCTGCTTCAGGTAGCGGTCCCGCTTCAGCCAGTCCGTTTGACGTGTGCATTTCAGCACCACGCAGGCGCATTTTGCGTTCTTCTTGTCGTCGGCGTAGGATACGTCGTACCCCACGATGTAGATCACGTCCTCCGGCTTCAGCTTGTTGCCTATGTCGTAGGCGCAGTGCCGGTTCTCCGCGATCATCAGTTTGCGGCACTCTGTCAGCACCTCGTCCCGCACGATAGGATTGCTGTCCGCCCCGGTGTAGCGCGATTCCATTTCGCGCATCCACCGCTCCGGCGTCAGCTTTGTCCGCAGTTTCTGCGCCCAGGAATAGGGCCGCATCTGCTGCAGTACCACGCATTGCCAAGGCACGTCCATAGTAAAGGCGCTTTCCCCGCGCCCCATCTCCTTCATCACCTCACAGCGAACTTGGTAGGCGTGGTTCTGCTTTCGTCCCGCGCTGGTGATGGAATGGTTTTTGTAAGCCACAAAGTTGGGGTCGGGTTCTCCGTTTACATTGTGCCGCAGGCGCACGGCGGGCAGCACCACCGTGGTATATTCATCGAAGTCAAATGCGGGCTGCTCTTCCTGCGCGAACTCCTCCGCCGTGGCCGCGTGGAGGTTGTCGCCGCGCTTTTCTCCGATGTAAAAGGCGCTTCCGTAGTCTGTCTCTATTTTGAAGTCGTCCTTGCTCTCCGCCGTCACCCGCCAGTGCTTGGCAAGTGCTGAGTAGTCATGCTCTATGGCATGGAATGTCTTGCCGCCTATGGACGCCAACTGCTTCAGCGAAGGCCCGGTATATATCACCTGCGTCCCCGGCCACGCGACACCATTCATCATTTCGGAAATCATCTTGGTGTACGTCTTAGTCATACCTCGCGTACCCGTGATCGCCACGTCCGTGTAGCGGGCATAGGCTCTCAGCATGATCCGCTGTACGATCTCCAGTGTTTTGAAGTCGCTGTCGTCGCTCCGCAGAATGTCCGCCAGTTTATCGGGGCAACTAATACCAACGTGCGACCCAGACCAGCCATGCCCACCAGCTGTCTGCCATGTTTTCATAGTTCCGTTCCTGCGTGGGCTTTTTTGTCACCCAGCCCAGTCCGGTCACATACGCTTTGCCTGTCCGTCGCGCCATTGGTTTATATCACCTCACTTGCAAATGCCCAGCGATACCCGCCAGCACTTTTCCGGTTTGGCTTTTTAGCGCAAACCGCCCAAATCTGCGCCATGCACACGCCCGTGTCCACAAACGCCGCATGGGCCGATTCGTACACCTTTCCAGTGTCTATGTTGATAACTGCTTTTTTCTTTCTCGGCCCTCTTCGGTTTGGGTCTATCTCATAAGTAGCTTTGTCCTTTTCATAGCACCAGTGGTAGCCGCCCGCCGTTGCCGTCTGCCCCGTGCAGGCGCTTTTCAGCGAGTCCCTTTTTATGTGCGTTTCCCGTGCCGCATCATGCAGCGACGGGAAAGTTCTATCCAGTTCCACGCAGTAGATTTTTGTGGAAAGGTCCCCGTCCAAAATGTTGTAGCCTTTCTCCGGGTTTGTGGTGTCCCACTCCCGAATAAGCTCCCGTTCCATCGCATGGGCTTCTTCCTTTGGTAGCCCTTCCGCTAATATCTCGTGCTTTATATTATCCCATCCAAAGAAGTTCACTGCGTCCGTAAACCGCTTGTTGGCTTGGTAGCACTTTCCGTTTCCCCACCGTTTCTCCGGTTTTTTGAAGGATGTCGCCCCAACATAGATCAGGCCGTCAGGCGTAATATGCCGATAAACGAAATATCTTCTCTCCATATTTGTCTCCCATACAGACTTTCTATTAAAAGCCGGTAATCCCTCGTATGGGGAGGGAAACGGTAGCTACTCCGCTGTCCCGGTTTTAATCATTTTTTATGTTTCCGCAGCAGGCCCATTTTTTCGTAGGCTTCCTGCTCCGCCTCGTTTGGCTCCTCGGCAAATTCGCCCAGTTCATCCTCTATCGCTGCATCCTCTGGCAGTTCCACCAATTCCGGCAGCCCGTCGTTTATGCGGGCCTGATTGATGATCGCCAGCAGCATTTTCTCCGCTGCGTCCGCCGTGTAGGTGTATTTGCACGGTCTCCCAAATATCAGCCGAAACGCCTCATCCGGCGTACACTGCTTTCCGTTTTTCATCAGGCCCGCTTTTTCCAGCCTGTCCACGATGCCGTCCAGCCGCAGGTCCTCCACCGGTTTCGTGTCCTTCTTCCGCAGGTTTTCCGACGCCAGGTTCTCCTGTATCATACTGGATAGCTTCTTGGCCTTGTCTATGGCACCCATCTCTGCGGCGTCATTCATCTGCTTTGTCCACTTTGCCACGTTCCGCAGGATCAACTGCTGCTTGGCGCTCACCGCCTGCTCTCCGCCGAAGTCAGCGCACAGCGCGTTATAGATCCGGTCAAACTCGTTGTAGTCCTCGCTGGTGTATGGCACTTTCCCCGTGCCCTCGCCCCAGTCTGCGGCCTGCCGCTTGGTGCCCTGCCTGCCATCCCGTGCGCTTTTCTCCGCGCTCACCGCCTTGGTGAAGTTGCCGTTCTCCAGCCCCTCTCCGAATATCTTGGTGATGTCCGTCAGCCCGTCGAGAAAGCCCAGCTCTCCGCCTCCCGGCGTCCGGTCCAGCTTTTTCTTTGCCAGCTTATCGCAGTAGGTCGTCCACTTGTTTTTGCTCCCGCTTGCCGGCAGCGCGTTCATGTCAAAGGGCTTGTTGAAGCGTATGCAGGCATAAAAATAAGCCAAACTCTCCCCCACCGCATCATTAAGCTGGTCGTAATACGCCTGCTGCTTTTCCGCGTCCATAGGTAAAAGTTCGGCCATCCTGCGCTCCTTTCGGATAGTAAAAATGGTACAAAAGAGAATTATCCACTCTCTCGTGTACCATTTTCGCAGGTTTTCCGTCATGTGAGGGACTTTTAAGTCTCTTTCCAAATTTTTTATTCGCGGCCTAAAAGATAGTCCACCGTCACCTCGAAGTAGTCCGCCAGCACCTCCAACGATGAGGCTTTCGGCTCCATCTCCCCCTCCTCATACCGTCGTATCATGTGCTGGCTCAGTCCGCACAGCTCCGCCAGCACCCGGCGCTTGATCTGCCGTCTTTCCCGCAGTGCCCGCAGTCTTTTAGGGAATAATTCGTTTGCCGCCATCTCACCGCTCCTTCGCGTCCGGCAGTTTTCCCGCTTCCAGCAGCATCTGCGCCTCCGTATTCGATATAGGAAAGCCAACGCGCTTGCGCCGCTGTATGCTCTTGATCCTGTCCGCCAGCGCCCTTTCCTTTGTCTTGAAGAACGGGCATTTCCCATTCGCGCTGCACACCAGCTCCCGCAGTCCCGCGCACTCGTTTTTCATGGGTATGTACAGGTCGCATCCGCCCTTTGGGCGGTATGGTCCCTGCGGCGGCGATGCCTTCCTCCCTATGTTCACTCCTCCCGCCACCCCTCTCTCCACAGGTACGCGCTGCCAGCAACCAGAAACGCCATATCCGCTGCCACCACCACCATGCACAATACGCCCACAAGCGTTTTATATACACCCGCCGCCAGCAGCAGCGCCAGCACTGCCGCCATCAGCAGCGCCAGCAGTATGTACACCACCGCCCACCGGCGGTATTTCTTTTTCTCGTCTTTCATGCGCTCATCTTCCCGCCTTTCGCAGCACCCGCAGTGTCCCGCGCATCAGCACCGCATCCTCCACGCCCGGTATCCCATCCACCATCTTATACAGCGCCGGTTCCTCCTCTCGTGGCACTTCTTTCCACTCCACCAGCCCTGCCTTGTCCGCCTCGCAAGCTATGGTTGCAAGGTTGTCCCATTTGAAGCGCTCATCCTCTTGCCCTCTTCCGAATTTCCAATATCGGCACGTCAGTTCCTCCATCGTGTAGCTTTCCGCCGCGGCCACGGGCCGTGGCTGTACCTCGTCCATAAGCACGCCGCCCAGTTTATGTATCAGCTTCCGCCGTAGTCTTTCAGTCCAGTTCAATGCTGCCCTCCTTCCACCCCTCCGGCACGATAAATGCCCCTGTCTCCTTGCACACCGCCGCCCCATCGTCCGCTATGTTCTCCGGTTTCAGCGACATCATCTCCGCCTTGTCCTCCGGCACGATCAGGGGCACATCCACCTTTTGCGTCAGCAGCTGCACATCCAGATCCCGTCCTGTCACCAGCAACTGCGCCATGCCCTTCTGCGCGTACCCTATGGCCGGGGACAGGTCCACCATCCGGCTCTCCTCATAGGCTTGCAGCCTTACATAGTTGGCCACCGCGCTGGTGTATGCGCCCACGTTCATGCTGCTGTCCGCGGCCACGTCCAGCACCTTCCGGTAGTTCCTTGAGTCACCCTCTTTTTTCAGCATATCTATGGTGTAGCGTATGCACCTCTCCACGCCGCGCCAGTCGCTCATGCCGAACTTCTCCGCCACTTTCTCGTACACGCCGCCCTTCTTCGTCCACTGTATCGGTCTTTCCACGGCGCCCTCCAGCACCAGCCGTACCGCCTCCACCGTGTAGTCGAAGCCTGCCAGGTCCTCCCTCACGCCCATCGTCCGCAGCGCCTTTATGGCGTATGCCTCATATTTGCTGATGGTTTTCATGTGTTATCTCTCCTTTTCCGGTCTCTCTTCGTAGTATTCTGCCAGTACCAGCTCCCCGTCCCGTATCTGGCAGTGTATGATGCCGCACTTCCGGCACTTCCGGCTCCGCAGATCGAGCCATGCGTCCTCCTGCACCGTTTCGCCCCACTCATGGCTGCAGCCGTACACTTTTTTCAGGAACTCCTCGTACTCGCTTCCCAGTGCGTCCTTGCTGCCCACAAAGCGGTCATATTCCTTCAGTTCCTCCGGTGCCACGCTCTCCCGCGATGGCAGAATCCTTTTCAGCAGTTCCAGCGGCGCGTACAGCACCGCTTTCGGCGCATGGTTATTTCCGTTCTCCACGCCTCCTGTTCAGCTCCTTTCCGCACATAATCTGCACGTCCCTTGTCCACGCGCACAGGTGCTTATACCGGCACTCCTCCGGGCATCGCGTCGTCCCCGCGCAGCCCATATACTGGTGCATCTTCACCCGCATAACCGTTACCACGCCGTTCCACCTCTCCAGTTCCGTGTCTCCCCACCTTGCGGGGTCAAATGCCATCATGTGTGGTGTCTCCTCTCCGTCCATCCGCGCCCCGCAGCCGGGGCAGAACCTCTCGTGCCCATCTCTGGACACTTCGCTGCACGCCGAGCACTCGTAGTGCCCTATGCTGCACTCCTTGTCCGCCCAATCCTTGTGACAGTGTTCACAGAATGCCTCCCCGCATATCTGGCACTCCGGTCCGTTGTGGAACCCATAGTCCAGCCTCCACTCATCTATCTCGCCGTGACTATCCCTATACCATAGGTGCTTTTTGGTGAATACCCATTTGGCACGTTTTATCTCATCCATTTTCGGCGTTCTCCTTCTTCCAATTCTTCCAGTTGCTTCCCCCTCCCGCTGCGTGCCACACCGGCGGTTTGTACGACGTGCCGCACTTGCTGCACGTTATCCAGCTCTCCCCCGGCTTCTGCGCGTCCGGGCAGCGTACCGGGCTTTTGCTTTCCGGCGTACCGCACAGCGGGCAGCGTACCTCATATCCCTCTGCGTATTTCAGCGTGATCTCCGCCATTGCTCCGTACCTCCTCAATAATCCGTGACCACGACCGGCAGCCGCCTGAATGGGTCAAACACCACCTTGTCAACCTCGAATGGCTTTACATCGTCATACAGCTGGCCGAACCTCTTAATAGCTTGTTTCTTTGTCCAGCAGAAGCAGTATGCTACATCGTCTGTAAATTCGTGGTCCTCCATTTGTGCAGCGCGGGTGAATATCCAGCAGAACATTACTCCGCCCCCTCTTTTCTCTCGCCGTAGGAGCAGAAGTCATCCGGCTCTACACACACCGCCTCGCCGGAATACCCGCGGGCATTTGACTTTGGCTCCGTATGTAGGTAACACAAACCGTTTGGGTAGTTGCGATAGTGCTTGCAGTCCTTGCACCGCACCACCGGAGCAACATCAGCTGCAGGGATGGCATTTATGAGTTCCTTGATGTTCTTCATGCCAAACCCATAGTCAACTCCGCCGAAGTCGTCTGTTTCGCATACATCCGCATCGGCATTGTCGAACTGTTCAAACACTGCCGATCTTTTAATATATTCCGCCATCACAATTCCTCCTTATCTCCTGTTCCATAATGCCCAACGGCGTGTGCTTCCGCATCCATGCGTACACCCACTCCCGGCTCTCCGCCGTGCCCATCGGCTTCTTCTTCGGCGGCAGTTCGCCGTTCTTCGCGGCGGTGGCCGTGGGGTTGTGCTTGTGCTCTCCCATCACTCCGCCCCTCCGGCCATTCGCGCCCCACATCCGGGGCAATAATCCGACAAAACGTATTCATCGTTGCAGCTATACACCGCCTCATAACCACACTTCGAGCAAGCGTAGCCGCCGATTGGATCGCGCCCTGCAAGCGCGGGGTCCCACCCGGTTATCTCGCTCTCGTATACCGGAAGCCACCCCGCCTGCGGCGTTTCCTCTCCATCCGACTTTCCGCCCCCAGCAAAGCCACGCACCGCGTCCAATACAGCCTTTTCGATGACCGCCTGTATGCTCACTTTGTTCTCGCACACCACAGGCATCTCATCCAAAGATTTGTTATAGTACGTTGCCTTGCGTACCTTCCATTTGCCGTCCCAGAAGTCAACGGAATAGCCAGTGCTTTTCGCCGCTTCCATTTTTGCCGATCTTGCCGCGCCGGTTTTTACGAAGTAGCTTTCCCGCGTCACCCACGGATTTTTGTATATCTTCATGCCGAACCATCCATCTTTGCGCCACAGTGTGGGCAGTAGTCCGTCTTGGCCGCGAACCCTATCTCACAGGCGGAGCAATACTGAATATCTCCCGCGACCTCACTATGGAACGGCACCCATCGTCCATGAACTCCTCCCGTTTCATGCTTCAGTTCGTCATACAACTCACTGAACTTCTTATTCCAATGCTTCAGCCAGACAAGGACCTGAATGCCTATCACGATCCACAGCCCGCTGGCAATGTTTTGCAACAAATTTTCCATCACTCCACCTCCTCATCCGCATATCTCTGATACCACAATGGCAATTATTGCCGCTACGTAAACCGCGACAAAAACTGCAAAGACAGTGCAGCTCCGCTTCTTATACATCGTGTGTATGGCGGTAATAAGCAGCGCAATACAGTACACGCCGAGCAAGGCATATAACCAGCCCACTACTGCACCACCTTCCCCCAGAACTTACGTCGGCATTCATAGCAGTTCGTTCCACGACAAGCAGCTATGAGTTTGTTAAACTCTTCACCTCTGCATAACTGTTTAGGGCAAATGATAACATTACCCTTTTTGTCAAGTTGTGTATCTGGCCACTGTTCCAAAAACACACTCTGTCTTGTTTTACGAGGATGCTCAGCAGCCCATTCTTCGACGATGGTCACAATGTTGTCATCATCAACCATTCCCTCCAATGCACTACACTCGCAGTCTTTTGCGGGGCATTGATAGCAGTCCCCGGCATGGTGGTAAAAGCGGCACATTCGGTCGCGTTCTTTGATAAACTTCACAGCATCCATTTACTTCTCCTCCACTTCGTTCCCCCAGCAGTCCCAGCCGTCCGCCTGTTGGCGGGCAAACAGTTCAATGCGGGGCAAATGCCCATACATGGTGTCGATTCTTTCTCTGATCTTTGCTGGTTTCTCTGAGTGTCTCCCCAATTTCTCGCTTAAAAACTGCCGCACATTTGTTACTGCCCGCTTTGGGATTCTGCCTTTTTTGAACGCCAAACATAATTCGCATTGGCTCAAGGTATAAAAGCCGTAGTTGGTTCTCTGCTTATCCCACACAAAAGCTACCGTTTTATACTCAAATCCCCATGATTTGCCCAATTCTATAGCAATATCCAAATTGGGGCTGGTCGCCCACATATACAGCAAGCAATCGTCTGCACCGATTTTGTTCACTGGCAACGCCTTCAGTTCATCCAACGTCATGGTGAGGTAATGTTCATTTACGCCGTTCTCATATTTTTTCCCTTCATCGTAATGTTGGAAATTCATTTGCTTTTGCCTATAAGCCCACGGTGGATCAGCGTAGATGACGTTGTACTTCTTGTCCGTGATAAAAATATCCACCACTGCCATCACATTCCCCTCCATCTGCACCCGTCACAGGCGCCCTCGTGTGCGTGTTTGTACTTCCCGCAGTGTTGGCATAGCTCGTTCTTTATGGTGTGCAATTCTTCTTTAAGCCGCAAAACCTTGTTTGTTTTCGACACAGCCACGTCAAGCAACTCCTTGATGTCTCTCGGCGTCAGCCCCGTGTCCTCGTAGGCGGCAAGGCGGTTCCACGCCGCTTCTTCCCACTTGCAATTCATGGCGCAGTTCCCGCCAACTCCGATGCATTCTGGGCCGAGAAAATGTGTGCAACATACGCCGTTTTCATGCGTGGTTCCCTTGCTGTACGTAGTCAACCGATCCATCGTGTTCCTCCTTCACCGCCACAGCCTTTGCCAGCTGTGCCATGCCCTGCTTCATGTCCTCTATCTGCTTATCCCGCCGCGCAATGGCGTTCTTCAGGCTGTCGTTGGCTTTCATCAGTGCCTCGATGTGCCGCTGCTGGTTCTCGATCAGGTCAGCGGCGGCGAGGTCTAACAGGTTGCGGCAGTTGATTCCATCACGTAGCGGGCACTTGTTGCATTCGTCATATTCTCCACCATCACAGCACCGCAGCGCGGTCACGATCTCATCTCTTGTCATGTCATTCCTCCCCAAACCATTTCTTCGTCACGGCGATGGGGAACGGCTCGATCTCGCTTGCCCACCGCGCCGTACCTCTGCCGTGTATGCGCTCCCAGATCAGCGGGAAACCTGCGATGCCGTCGAACAAACTCCCCAGCGTCGCCCCCTCCGGCAGATACCGCGCCATGCGCCGCAGCATCCAGTCCCAGAAGGGCAGAGCGATGGAGTTGCCCAGCGCCTTGTACCGTGGGCTGTCCGCGTCCTTGTGCTTCTTGCCCTTTTCGTCTATCCATTCGCCGATTTCCGTCCAGTGGTCAGGGAAACCTTGCAGCCGTTCGCATTCCATCGGCGTCAATCGGCGCACCACCATGTTCTGCACCGGGTACGTCTCCGCGTCCTCCCGGTACGCGCAGGCAGACTTTGCCCGCAGCGCGTGCGCCACATCCGGGGATGCTCCGCACACCAACATATCGTTGTATGCGTCCTGCCCGTTGTAGCTTCCGGCATGAGCACCGGGGGAAAGCGTACCCGTCACATCTTGGTATGTAAGCGGCACTTGATTGCCGCCTGTCCCCATCCTCGCCTGCAACGCCGGGACCTGCTCTCCGCACTCGCGGATGACATCGCAGGCGTGTGTCATGTCCAGTGCCACCGCCGGTGCAACCACAGCGGGCTTATTCCCGCCGCACTCAGCGTTGAGTGTAGGGGACAGCTCCTCCTGATAGCCGATGCTCCGCGCCTGTTCACTGTTGCCCAGCTTAAACCCGGCGCATACCACCGGCTGATTGTTCCCGCTCATGCCCGCCGCTGCGGTCAGTGTGGGCGCTCGGTCGTCTGTCCGCAGTTCCGCACCTCCCTGCTGTGTGGCCATGCAGAAAATCGTCTGATCGTTGCCCGTTCCCAGCGTTCCGCTTTTCTCCGTCTGCACTAACGCGCCTTTTCCTCCTCCGTCACAGCCCCCCCCTGATGCGGACTGCATAAGAAGCACCTGCTTCAGCAGTTTCGGCAAATCCTTCCCCCGACGCTCCGCTCGCCGTAATATCCCCTGGCAGGCTTTCGCCGTCAAATTGTATTTCGGATGCGGTGTCTCCTCCAAAATCTGCGACAACCGAGATACGACGACGGCGTTGGGGCACTCCCCAGTATTGCGCGTCGTGAGTTCGCCACACCACGCTCCATCGTCCTCCCACTTCATCGTGGTAGCCCCCCCAGGTAGGCCAACCCTTTTCAGGCACTTCAATACCGGGGGCTTCCGGCTCGACGATTTTGATGATCTCTTCGAGCACGGCTGCGAAGTCTTTTCCTTTGTTGCTGCTAAAGGCTCCGACCACGTTTTCCCACACGAGATACCGAGGTCTAACCATGTCACCTGTCCGTCCATTCCTTTCGTCCGCCTCCCTCATTTCTTTTACGATGCGTACCTGCTCCATAAACAGGCCGCTTCGCGCTCCCGCCAAACCGGCGCGTTTCCCGGCGATGGATAGATCCTGGCTAACAAGGTGAACCACCTGTAATACACCAAACGGGTTCAATCTCTGCCCCATTTATTTTCGTAATATCGCCTAAATGTTTCACCTAAATCACCTCCTAATCTCCAAACACCACGCCGCACTCGTCCTTCAGCACGTCCTTGATGTGCTTCCGCTTGATGCGGCCTT